TAGGTTATGGACTAGACTGGCAGTTTTTTAATTACGATGGCACCAGAGCTATACCAGAAGATTCTCTGTGAAGATAATGAGAGTAAACAATAGGGACTAGGGGGCAGTACCCTACGCCTCCACCATAAAATTATGGGGGCGAAATAGGATCGACCGTTGACTAGAAATCGTATTGGAGAGGATAGTCGAAAGACTTAAAATTTACATAAACGCAAACTATAATAACTTTGCATTAGCGGCCTAGGTCGTTAGGGGTTTGCCAGTGCCTTGCAACAGAAACTGGCACCACAGCTTGACAAAATATAAAAACAATAGTATAATAGACTATAATGATTGTTACACCTAATAAATTTGCTTTACTAATAGAAGATATAGTTAAGACGAAAAGAATTAGTTATATAGACGCTGTTGTGTTGTATTGTGAAAAACATAATATAGATCCATCGACAACAAAATCTATGATTAACAAGAATTTAAAAGAGAAGATAGCATATGAGGCACAAGGTCTGAATATGTTAAAAGAAAAAACAGCAAAACTACCAATATAAGGAGATATATTATGACAGGTGCAGAAATAGGTATTGCGATTATGGCAGCATTATGGATTGTAGGAGTTCTATCAGGATAAAGTGAATGGTTTTGAAGTATATAAAATCTATCTGGCAATCAAGCTCCACTTCACAAGTAAAAACCAATCTTATGACTTTCATAAACACAACGGAAGAACAACTGCAAGACTGGAGACATTTACTAAAAGAAGGGATAGGTATTACTTTCACAGGCTTAGTAAATCTTACGACAATAAGTCTATTGTTAATTACTTCCTTAGCAATTTTGTTTCTAATACTAACTTATGGGTTGGTGACATCATTGGCAAAGCTGGTGATGAACATTATAAACAATGGTCTAAAAAAATAGAATCATTACATTATTATTATGAAAAAGATATTGATTATATTATAGAAAGAATGACAACAAAAGATATAAAATTTAATGATTTATTTTTGTCAATAGATGGTCAACATCCACCTATCATTAAAATGTTTCTAGCAAAAAAGATAAACTTTGAAACACTAATAATATTAGATGACATACTAAGATTTACTAAAAAACTAAACAAGAATATCAAAGAAAAAGTATTGTGGCCTAAGTTGTTTGATAGAATGAAAAGATATAAACCATTTTTGTCATATAATATTACGAAGTATAAAATCTCATTGAGAGATAAAATGAAGGAGATATGATGAGTGAAGAAGGAAAACAAGTAAAGACACAAGTATTTACATTAGGTGAGATAATACTTAAATTAGAAATGCCTGAACATTTTATTGAGGCCGTAAACAAAGCAATTGATGAAAGAGGCGATAGTATGCCTGATTGGAATCCTCAACTTGCAGGTAAAATTAAAAAAGAGAAACTACTGAATCCTATTTTAAATGATGACATAAAAGGTACTTTCATGATGTGTTTTCAAGAATACATGAAAAGATCAGGTTCAGTATTAGTAAACACACATCAATTATCTTTAGACAATGTTTGGGTAAATGATATGTATGCAGGTGAATATAATCCTGCTCACTTTCATTCTAGTAAAAATAGTTTAGTTGGTCTATCATCAGTTTTATTTTTAAAAGTGCCAGATACTTATGGCGAAGAATATACAAACAATCATGAACCTGCAAATGGTCATTTAGAATTTATCGGTGGTAATCAACATTCGTTATCAATGTCTCAAATGAGAATAAGTCCAAAAGTAGGAGACTTCTTTATATTCCCATATACATTGGTTCATGCTGTTTATCCATTTAGACAAACAGAAGAAATGAGAAGAACATTATCATATAATTGTGATATACTACCGAAAGTATTGGTAAAACCAGCATAATGTCCAATGTATGCCAAAACTGTGGTCATGAAGCACATGACGGTCCACTTTGGAAAGAGTTTACCGATGGTGATGGTTTACCGATTATGATAGAAGTTTGTAAAAATTTTGTAGCACAGCTTGACAAGGGTCAACAAATGTGTTATAATACAGATAATGCAAAAGAAAATTAATTACTTTCTTTTTATAGTGCAAGGAAGAGGCTTTCACCAGAGGGTCGAACTTGACTGTCCAGGGGTTGCACCCAGGTTTGTAGTCTTACCAACTGTGAATCACATACTAGGCATAGTAGGGCAGGTTGTGGGGGTGATAGGAATGGTATCCGGTCTCTCACTTGTGGGTAAATCCTAGTCCCACCTATTTCGCATTATAAATAATTATGTCGATTTATACAGACAAAAATATATACAATAACATACAATTAACATACGGAGAAAAAATATGAATACAAGTATTGCGGCCTTAAAAAGGTCGAAGTCTAATCTAGACACACTCATAGGCGAACTAAACAAAGTCGCAGAACCTCAAAAACAAACTAACTCATATCAAGATGATAGATTCTGGAAACCAGAACTAGATAAATCAGGTAATGGTTATGCAGTATTTCGTTTTTTACCTGCTGTAAAAGATGAAGATTTACCATGGGCAAGACTATGGTCTCATGCCTTTCAAGGTCCTGGTGGCTGGTATATTGAGAACAGTTTAACAACACTAAACAAAAAAGATCCAGTTAGTGAATCAAACAGTTTACTTTGGAACTCTGGCGTTGACGCTGATAAAGAGATTGCAAGAAAGAGAAAAAGAAAATTATCTTATATTGCAAATGTTTTGATTGTTAGTGATCCTAAACATCCTGAGAATGAGGGTCAAGTAAAATTATTCAAGTTCGGTAAAAAGATATTTGATAAGATTACTGAGGCGATGAAACCTGAATTTGAAGATGAGAAACCTATCAACCCATTTGATTTTTGGGAAGGTGCAAACTTTAAACTAAAGATCAGAAAAGTTGACGGTTACTGGAATTATGATAAATCAGAGTTCGATAGTCCATCTACTATCAGAGATAATGATGAGGCTATAGAAGAATTATGGAACAAACAATATCCATTGAAACCATTTCTTGCACCTGAAAACTTTAAATCTTATGATGAGTTAAAAGCGAAACTTGATAAAGTTTTAAGTGGTGTTAGAAATACTGGTACAGCTGAAGATGTTATGGACCCACCTACATCACCAACAGTTAGTAAACCAGTTGTAAACGAAACAGCAGATACTTCGGTTGCTGATGAAGAAGATGATGGTGATGATACACTAGATTACTTCTCAAAATTAGCAGAGGAAGATTAATCTCTCCACCTGTTTCTTTATATGGGGGTTGGGATGTTCTATCCTAACCCCTTTTTAATATAAATATTATCTACATATCATGTATAGTTTGAGATATCAAATCATATGAGGAGAATTATATGGAAATTATTAATAAAATAAAGGGCTGGGCAGCTGCATTAGCAGATGTTGGTGTCTCACTTATTGCTTTAGGTATCGTGCTTGAAGTTTTATTTAGTGGACAAAATGTACCATTCTGGCCAGATATAAGTGTGATAGCAAATGTGCAATCGATAATCGCTGGGTTTAGTGCTCAGGGTTTAGTTGGTTTAGTTGCTGTTTGGGTATTGTACTCAATATACACTAAAAAATAGATAATCAATATTAAATAAACTAAGGGGGTGTTTCGGCACCCCTTTTTTTAAGCGTATAAATAGATAGTATATGAATTTGTTTTTTGAAATATTAGTGGAGTTTGGTTTACCTGTAGCGTCTGCTACAATTATGGGTGTTTTTATATACATCATTCTTAAATATATTTTAGAATCAGTAATAGGTCAAGTAAATAGTATTCATGGTATCATCATGGGTCTTGATAATCGTATCAAAACTATGAACAACGACATGATAAAATTAGATGTTCAGATATCAGACGCTTTAGATTTAAGACAAGATGAAGATCGAATTGCTAGAGCAGATGGTAAAACAGACGCAAGAAAAGATTAAATAATGACAGTAATAGAAATACTGAACCAGTATGGGTTCGCCACATTGGCAGCTATCGCTATGGGATATTTTATATATTTCATATATAAGTTTACCACAGAAAATATTAAGGCAAAATTAGGTCAAGCAAATACTGCTTTGATAGGTTTACTAGATAGAATACGAATGCTCGACAATGATCTTATCAGGTTAAGGTCTAAATTAAACACAGTTTTAGAAATGAAAGAGAATGAAAATAAATCAAAAAATTCAAAGAGAGTATCTAAGAAGTCTCTCAACTAGTGGCATTATCATAGGTGCGACATTCACTCTAATATTCACCATAGCCGTAGTATTCGATTACATCTTATTATAAATATTGAGCATGAAAGCACTTAAAGTTATGGTGCTAGGTCTATTTTGTTATGTGCTTTCGACACCTAGTATCGCAAGTGAATTAGTACAAGAGTTCAGCAATCCATCATTTTCAGGTAATGGTTATTCTACTCATGTTCTATCACTTGAGCAACTAAGATATAGTAGAGAGAATAAAATCAAAGACGATCAAAAGTCTGCTGACGCAGCTGCTAAGCGTGAAGAAAATAATACTACAATCAATAAATTTATTAAAAATGTTGAGAGTAGAATTTATGCTAACTTATCAAAACAGTTAGTAGATAATATGTTTGGCACAGAATGTGAGGGCACTTGTCCTACATCTGGTACTGCTGAAGTAGAAGGTTCACAAATTGCTTGGGTCAAAGATACATCAACTGAAGTAATTACATTGACAATAACATCGCCTGATGGCTCAACAACAGTAATGTCTGTGCCTGTAGGCGACTTTAAATTTTAAAAAATATGGACTTTACATTCCCACAAATAGCAGCAGCAATATTCTTGTTTTGTTTTTTATCAGGTTGTGCTACAACTACACCACCTGAAGGTTTCTATCAAGGTGAAACACCTTATACTATGGAAACTGACACTATGAAAAGATTAGAGTTGATACCTGAATTAGGGCAACCACAAATTACAATCGCAGTTTATAATTTTCCTGATAAAACAGGTCAAAGAAAACCTAATACAAAGTTTAGTCAACTATCAACTGCTGTAACACAAGGTCCTGAAGTATGGGTTATCAATGCTTTGAAAGCAGTGGGTGGTCATGATCCATGGTTTATAGTTTTAGAAAGAGAAGGTCTTGATTCTCTAGTAAAAGAGAGACAACTAATTAGATCAACAAGAGAGTTATATGATGGAGAAAGTGATGTAAAGAATCAATTAAAACCTCTAAAGTTTGCAGGACTTATAATAGAGGGTGGTATTGTAGGATATGATACAAATATTACATCTGGTGGTGCAGGTGCAAGATATTTTGGTATAGGCATGAGTGAACAATATCGTACAGACCAAGTAACAGTTTCGATAAGACTTGTTGCAGTACAAACTGGTGAGATATTACTTACCACATCAGCAACAAAGACTATCGCAAGTTATTCAAGTGGCGGTGATGTATTCAGATTTTT